TCACTATCTATTCCTGCTCCCTTCCACTGGTTTGTGGCGGGTTAAGGATAAACAGCGCCAAACACACGCTGCGGCTTACTCACTGATACAGATCTTCTCCATAGTAAGCTCTTACGGTGCTGGGATTTACTTTCTCTCTCTATGCAACTATCTCTCAAGAAAGTTGCCCCCTAATCATAAAATTAGAAGATTGAAGGAGTCTGCACACCACAGACCCGCTGTTTATCAATTATTTCTTGCATGAAGTCTTCAAAATCAAACCTTACTATGTGCCCTATATCAGCACACTGTCGCTTTAATCGTGTTACTTCATCGTTTCCATTGTGCGCTGCAAAACGCATTGCACAATCAAATAAATCTCGTTTAATCCGTAATTCTTTTCTATTCTGTTTGCTAATAAATTGTAATTCACGGATGGCTATTTCAATTGGTTTGGGCGCCAAAACACACCAATTCAGAGGCACAAATTTTGATTTCAAAAACTGTAATTCTGATAATTTTTCGAACTTTTGCAAATTCCCGCTTTTATCTGCGGCTGTGGCTACAAAGCCAAGTTTAGTGGTTAAATTAGAGACACTAACTCTATTAAAATTTTCTAACGTTTTATCATCGGCACTAATTATAACGTCATCACCATAAGTTAGTAAAGCTACATCTCGATGAAAATCATCAAAATTAGCCTCACATCCCGATTGTATTCTACTTTGCAAATAACTGACGTATAAAATATATACGTTAGTTATTGAATTAAAAACATCAGTCATAGGATTTCCAGACTTATTGCCAAGTTCGGTTTTCATTAAATTGTGCCCAACAAGCACATACGAATTTTGTAAAATATACAACAAACAATGTCGTGCTGGATTCCGATCACCATAGTATTCATCTGTGACTAATCGGAAAAAATCAAATGCTTGCGGCGAAACACTACCGTCATAATTCGTATAATCTACATCAAAACCATACTTACCCTTACTAGCAAGGTACTCATAAATACTTTTCCACATTGCTTCATAATCTATGCCTATAGCACTATGAGTTACAAATCCTGGTCGTTTCTTTATGTAATTCAAAAAAGCTCCAAAATATTTCCGAATAAGTAAAGTATATTCCAACGAAGGTTGCTCAAATATACGTGTTTTCATATTCTTCACCTTATCAATTTTCCTCAACTCATCCTTAATAGTAGCAACCCAAAGTGGACTGTTACGGATATGTCCACTCTGTATTCCCTCATCAAAATCAGTTAAACGTTGTACAAAACTTTGTTCAAAAATTGGTATAATATATTCCTTGGCTTTGCTCGAAAAATAATACTGCTCATCAACACAATCAAAAAATTGATATTTACCATCCTTGAACCATCGCGATAATATGCCACTAGATGTACTCATGACTAACCTTTGCATTGAGTCATATCCATTAATACATTCAAATTCAGTTAGTATATGAGTATCTCGTTCATCAGGAAATGAAGAGCAATAAAACGCAACACATTTTGCATGTATACGTGGTTCCACCACGTTTGTATACTTTGGAATACATTTTTGCGCATTGGTATACATAGCATGGCAATCTTCAGTAATACCTTTGAATGAAGGAAGGTATTTATCTGGCCACTCACTATGTTCATTCCACTTTTGCTTAGCTGATTTATTTATAACAACTGTACTCAAAGCATGTCCCTTAATTTTAACACCACCCAAATTCTCAATTGGAGTGTTCCAATATTTAGTTACAACACCATCACACTGAAAATTGACTGATTCCTTAATAGGTATTTCACTTTTAGTAAAAGTTGCCATAGCTTCTAAAATATCTTCCAAAATTAATGGAGTGGCCCCCGATCTAGTAGAACCTGCTATTGCAGAATGAAGAGCATAAAGTGGTTTAGTTACATTATTCGTAAAATAATAGGGTCTACCACAATCCCCTTTAGCGGTAATTTTATCACAAAAAGTACTAAAAATCATAGAATACTTACCATTCGCCACCTCCACAGTTTCAGTCCGCAGAGTTGTTACAACGGGTATATCATCATCAACGACATTGCCAATTATGGTAGCTTCAAGGTCCTTATTTTTCATGGCATTAAACTCCTGACGTGTTGGAACAAATTGTGACAGTCTACCTGCCCCATTTATGTTAGCATTAGCAAGATAAACCAAACACAAATCACAAGCGTCACCACCAACATTACGAATTACACTTTCATTAATCGACACTTTTTCCATCCTCAATGTATTTCCATCACTAGATATGAGTTCAATTTCCACATACACGTTCTGTTGCGCAGCTCTTTTCTTCCTATATGAGTCTATGAAATGACGCGGAACCAAAACAAATTTGCTTTCAAAAGCAAGACAATACATAGAACATAACTTATCATCAAATTCACTATCAATTATGCGTATGACGCGAATATTTCTTCGTAATTTACGCAATTTATCCTCATCGTTTTGTAAAATCACGGTATTTGGTTTAACTTTACTACGCAAATTTGTATCATAAGCTTGCCCTTGAAAAGTAGACTTTATCGAAGAAACAAATGTATTAACAAGAAGCTTGATACACTTATAGGCAGCGAATCCAGCCAGTCCCAATCCTGCCCCAATTGCAAAACAAAAACCATACCACGCAGCATTTGAAACATCTGGGTTGACAAGATAATGCATTTCTTCTGGAGTAATAGTGTCATCGTCCCATTTCTTTATAGTTTTCTTTTTCTTAACTTTCAATAATTCAAAATCACCCTTAAATGTAGACTTCAAACTTTCATAATCCCCGTCTTGATGGCTCTGTTTAATAAGTTCCATAACTTCTGAAATGGCATCCTGATTTGAGAATTCCAGAGTGTCACTAAAAACGTCACTCTTTCCTTGAAAATAAGCTGGGGGATCAATGAGATAGTAGATTTGTTGAGGCGTCAGTTCATCATTCCACGTTTTCAAGTGTGGTTCTCGAACGATACCGAGCGCACGAAAATCATCAAGAAAATCGTGTTTATAACGCTCGTAGCTACCATCGAGACGACTTTCATATATAAGTTTAACTAGTTCATCAATGGAATCCTCACTTCCTTCGCTATCACTCTCATTCCCTTGTAGTCGGATAGACATGAGTGCTTTTCGCATTGTGTCGTGTATTCCATTGCGCGTTTTATAGTCAGCAACCAACATGTCCAAAATGCTAGCAAAGGTAACTTGACCTCTCTTGTGTCCACCAATGACATCATTTACATAAAAGTTCCAATAATCATCAACCAAACTTATGACTTCATCAACTTTTTTATTTACCATTGCTTCTGTGAATTTGGTTACTGCTTCCTTCCCAGTTAAACTCTTAGTTTCTACAACCCATGAAAACCCAAAACGATTGCACAAAGCCTGCGTATGCAACAAACCATGCACGTTATTAAATGATCGACTATTACTTGTGACCAATATGAATTTAGACGAAAATAAACGTCCCTTTTCCTCTATTTTTGCCATTTCGAGTGGAGTCTGAGTACAGGATATTAAATTAATCATATCATCGGCATCTTTCCCATCAACATTTTTAAGGAAATCATCAACGTACATCACCTTCTGACCTGTATACCCATCAAAAAAATGTACATTCTGTCCAGTAGGTCGCGCCCACACCTCCTTGTCCGCTTGAATAGCAGTCTTAGACAAACCACTCTTCATCAAAAGCAATGTTGGAAGAATAGTTCCCACAACAAAACTTTTGCCAATTCCTGAATCACCAACAAACGCAGCGGCGCTCGGGACACAGCGAGAAGAGTCCTTAAGTGGTACGACTCCTTTAAAAGTTTTAACAATATCTGCAGCCAACCGCGAATACATGGGTGGAAACTTTGGAACCACTGGCGCATATCGCAAAATACGCATAGCTTTTACATTAAATTCTGTTAACTTGGTTAAATTGCCATCGTTATGCACGCGATCGCTATCAAAGCAACCACGACTGTTCATATCATTATAATCAGTCATAAGGGCCGTTATCTCAGCATGACTATACGCGTACCAATTCACAAAATAACCAGTGCCCTCAAAAATATAGTCAATAACAACCTGAAAAAGGGCAACACATTTATCAGTCAAAGTTGTTTTACCAATCATAGCTTCATCATATCGCACCCGAAATGAACGAGCATCATGTTCTGAATATTCATGTTGCACCATCGATAGTGCAGACCCTACGACTCCTGGAGCAAGTGATGAAAAAACTGAACTCCAATCAGGACTACTGATCGCTCTATCCTTCCCTTGGAATCGCACACCAGACATCTCCTTGATGCGATCCCACACATATGGTTTAACAAATCTACCAACTTTGATTGTTAAACTAGCAATCGCACAACAAGCCATAGCTCCCCCTCTACACAATCCAGCAACAGCCAAAACGCAATCATTAAGAAACTCAGTAATTTGCACCCATTTCCCAAGAAAATCAGCTAGCATGTTGTTAGACTGCTCACACACAGCATTTACAACTGACGTAGGAGGATTTGAAACCAAACCCTCACGAACTACATCAGCACAATCTTTTAACGACGTTGCAGCATTTCGTATAGTCCCTATAGTTGCACCTAAATTCGCCATTTCCAACGCCGTATTTTTGGCACTTGATAACATTTGAAATTCAAATTTATCCAATGGTTTGTCTTCTCTGATTCTCTTCGGCTGCGGTTGTTTAGGCGCCTCGAGCTCAGAAATTTTCAAACCAACTCGTTGAATTCGCATCTGTGGTATAACGATTGGAAAATACACCATAAAATCGTCCCCAACCGAATGATAAATCAAAGACAAAGGAACGTGTGTTGGAATAGTGTTAGGAGGATTCCACAAATAGGAAATATCTACATTTGGCCATCCTGTATTATATGCTACCCTCTCTTGAACATGTGCTATCATAGGATATGGACGATAGTATGGAATTTCAATTATTTTTTGTTGATGTACTCCTGGATGCCATAGCATTGCTCCTCTAAAAGCAGACGCAGGATTTGCATTCCCAAAAGTAGGACCAGCAGGACTGGGTTGCACACTAGCATTAACAGTGTCCTCATAACGAGGATATGCAAAGGCTGTAACATTATCCGCAACGCCGAAAGAGGAACAAATATTAAAACGGTTTGACCCAGAACTGGCAAGGTATGTGCTTAAGATATTAAAATGTTCGCGTCCGCAAAAAGCAGGAAGTTCCCACAAGACATTGAATGAATCTAAATCTCCAGCTACTGTGGTATTTAACTGCCCAGAATTTACATACGTGAAGCGCCGCAACATGGTTAATACATTGTCATGTTTAGTTGTAATGAATCCACGTCTATCAATGGTCTCTTTCTTGTAGGCTATTTGAACTGTTGTATTCTCTGTGGAAGTATCTGATGGTTGTTCATCCCCCTGAAACACAACTTCAGCTCCAACTTGTCTCTTAACAGCCATATGGACATCAATAGCTTGAGCCCATACCGAAAATTTGACCGTCTGCGGTGCAGTGCTAGGACATTTCAAAGTATTCCAAACTGCAACATATATGTTTCCCATGTCCGGGAATTGAGATCTCAAAACACGAGTCATTGAGGAATATGGGATAACCATTGAACATTCTGTTTCATTTGAAATATTAAGGATAGCATGTGGCAATTGTGTAATAGTCCCATAAGATTTACCAGTAAGCATATCTATATTCAATGGTGACCAATAAAGTACAAGAGCTCCCTGATGAAACTGCGTAGGATTTATGCGAATTGTTATTTTAAAATTAAGACGATACAATTCGTGGTAGGATACGACTCCACTAGTCGCAAAATTAACATTAAAGAATCCTCCAGGCATAGTTTGATTATACAAAACATCAGTAACATTATTTGAAACTGCAAAGCTCTGACCATAGGCTAAAAGATATTCACGCATAAGAATACTTTCTGTACTGACCGTGGTAACATTACTACAAATTCCTACGTTAAAATCAACTTCATCACTAATCTTCTCAGTATGTTGCGTGGGTCCAGCATTTCGCACATTCTTAACAACTTCTTCATCCATTTGCCATGAACCATTATAAACCTGAACTCCATTAGCCGACGAAATTGGCCGCATTACCTTTAATTCAAAATCATCCAAAACTTGCAAATACACATTGATATCAATATTGGTAGCAACTGTCCCATTAGAATCTAACTCGTTTTGAACAAATATCGAGAAAGTCCCCATTGTATTAAGTAAGGTTATGGGGTCAGCTGGAACGTTAAATTGAACACACTGTAAGTAATCAGTCTGTGTAAGAAAGGGGATATCCATTGATGTCCGATTAGTAACTCCCAAATCAATAGTAACTGCCGTACAATTTCTCACTCCATCAAGAGTTGTTCCAATAAGACTGGGATTAAAAGCAGCATATAGCTGTCCTTGATGAAATCGAGTGGGAAGACATTCTATCGTAACCCTAAATCCACCTCGATAATATTGGAAATACTGAGAAAAGAAAGACAATGGATGATTATTTGCTAAAAAAGTATTAGTCCCCGATACAAGTGGTGTTTGAAACAAATTATTAACATTTTCAAAATATAACCGTGTTCCCGCCGTTGCAGTCTGCGGCCAATTAACTATTGCAATGCGAGACGGTATCTTAGCACGCTCAATGACATCAGTCATTTTGACCATTTGCTCACGATCCATATCCAATAATTTTTCTTGCGTTGGTAGAACATCATCCGCACTTACAGCAACACTAACTACATTACGTGGAATATCGACAAGTGATAAATTACAATCATCACTCATTTTCAAAGGAGGAGTGTCATGCATAAATTCTCCAAAAATATTTTTTGCGATATTACCAATTGCTGGCATGCTCTTCGCTAGGACTCCACCAACAACAGGAATATTTTGTGCTATTTTTTGAATAAAATTCATTTCCTTACTCTGAAATTCAACCGACTGTTTAGGCATCAATGAGATAGAGTTGGTATAAAGTTCCAACAATTCACTATAAATTCGCAGATGATTTCGTACCGTATATTTTTGTTGCATAACTTGACTATAGATTTTCCGATACACGTCTATCGACGCTCCACCAAGGTTTTCAAAATGGTAGATAAGACTATCCAATTTATCAATAACTGATTTCATACTTCGATTATAAATACATAAATGCGTATAAAGTTCGGCTGAATCAGCATTTCGCGCACAGGGCAAAAACGTTTGATCATTGGTTGTGGCCATAGTGACGGTGAAGAAGATGTGCTAGTGAAAGCCCACTAGCAGGCAGCCATTAACGAAAGGTTTACGGAGAGGGAGAAAGGATGCTCCCTATCATTCATCAACCAAGAGCTGGTCAAGCGTCCATCAAAGTACTATTCTATTATTAAACTGTACTTTCAACGTCTGGGTACTAGGAAAGCTAATGCACATCCCGCACTTAAGGGTACACCTACGAGAGCAAAACACAATATAAATATAGTGTTCGATAACAATATACGCTGGATTGCGTACACATATACCCTCCTCATAGTTAGTACAATCACAATGTTTTCACCAGACGTAGTCCATAAAGCTCTCAAGAAAGTTACAATGAAGCAAACAGCGCAATGGCTTAGCTACACTATAATAGAGATCCCATAAATCCACTCAACACCGATGGATTAATATTTCACTGGGTAATGGAGATGTGCGATACGAGGGCGCACAATCCCTGCCATAAGAACTAGTCAATAAATTGCCGTATATAACTATAGAGCAATTACAAGACCTCCAATGCAGCGAAATATGTTCCAACTCCTTCGAGCTTGATTATATTCACAATAAAATAATGCACACCAAAGGCACAATGTGTACAAACAAAAAGGGTTACAAAGAAGTAATTTTACCACTTACAATTG